GTGAGCAATCACTAACTTCGGTGGCACCGTCATCGCCAGAAAGCAAACAATGGACGAAAATATCGTTAACACAATCGCTGACAGTGCTCAGCAACAAGTAAATCAATCAATGGATGGTTCTCAAAGTCAAGACCAATCACAACAACAAGTAAACCCAGCACAAATTCGTAAGAGTACTCAACAATCAATGTTGAAAGCGGCATCAAACGCTACTGGCATGGAATTTCAATCAATGGAAGACCTACTCTCTACGATGGCTCGTATGAACCAGCAACTACAACAGTTACAAAGTTCACAACAACAAAGTCAACCACAATCTCAACAACAAGATGACGGTGGCAAAAAGCGAGTAACAGGCAATGACCTACAAGACCAAATCTTAGCAATGAAGCAAGAGATGGAAGCTAAGGAAAAGCGCCTACGTGAAAAAGAACTAAACGACAACATTCGTATGGCAATGGGTGATCGTTTCGACGGTGATCTTATTGACTATACAATCAACAAAGTTCGTGAAGGCTTAGTTGAGCAAGATGGTGAATTCATTGTTGTTGATAGTAAGAATCGTCAGCGTTATACACAAGACGGCAACCCAATGACTGTTCGTGATCTAATCGAAGAGATGGCACGTACCAATCCTAAACTACTACGTCAACCACCACAACAAGGTGGTAGCGGCTTACGTCCGCAGAGTGGCTTTGATGGCGCTCCGGGCGACGGTGAGTTTGTACCTGATTACACTAAAGATCCCGCGGCTTTTGCTAGTTGGGCAAGCAAGCGTGGTCTAGGTAAAGGAACAGGCTTGAAGGGCGTTACCGCTTCTGTCTATAACTCTACTAACATTGTTAAGAAGTTCTAATCATAAAGGACCCTCTGAGGGTCCTTTTCTTTTTAATATTTCTCTTTTATCCAAGTATGTCGTTTATGTAGTTTGCGCTCTCCAGATGCGCAAAGACACGCTTTAGCATAGTCAAACTTTAACGGGTGTTGTCGCATTTCCTTAGCCCCTAAAAAGGTAGTAACTTCGCCAGTATCCACATTAGTAGCAGTAAATTTCCATTTCAGCATCTTTTCTTTGTGCGCCGCAATAGCAGTAACGCTGTTTCTTGCTTCTTTTCTCTTCTTCTCCCAAACAATGTTTCTTCTTAGAATATTGATAGTATCGTTACCATATGCCGCAACGTTTGTAAGAACATGCCCAATGGATGTTAGGGTTTCGATCAAGAATGCCTCATGGGCTAATGCCTCTTCCTCCGTTTCAAATCTAGACATTATTTCAACGCTATAACCAACCGTATCAACTACCTTTTTCCATTCCTGATTTCTGATTCTTTTATTAGTGGCTCTGTTATTTGATCCCTCTCCAACATAAAATGGCTTATTGTTGTCTTTTCTATAGTGTATGTAAGTATAGTATTTCATTGTGTTATTTCGGTAATTTTTGATAAAAATAGTTAGCGAAGATAAATAATAACATAGATTACCTATTTTGTCAAGTAGTAAATCTTCAAATTTCGGTGGCACCGTATTAGCCAACAAACTCGATGACTACGTAAAGTCAATTCCATGTGTATTATGGCTACGGTGCCTATTCAATACACACGTTATTGTCGGAATGGGTCTGACACTAACATCAAAACTTTTAATGATACTGTGTCAGTCTAATAAACGACAGTAATAAAAAAATATGGCATATATCCTTAACGGATCATCTGGCGAGAGTTCGGGCTTCGAGAAAGCCATCGCTGGTTTCGCTCTTCGTGCAGTTCACGAATCACAAGGTTTGGTCAATATGACTTCAGTTGTTACTCCAACACAGGGTAACCAATTTGAAATCCCATCATTCGCACCAATCACATATCAAGACTACAACCCAGCTGGTACTGGTGGTACAGTCTCTGGTGATGCTAGTGAACAAAACCCAGCAATCTCTCAAAACTCTATCACAGCTACTCCAGCAGTTGCTGCCACAGCGTTCGACATTTTCTACGGCTGGACTACATCATTCCAACTAGCTGCTACTCTAGGTAGTGAACTAGGTGATTCATATGCTGAGAAAGTTGACCAGCGTGTTGCTAAGGCATTCACATCATTCAAAGCAACACCGAGCAACACAAACTACGCTTCAACACCAGTTGACGGTTTTGCTCGTGTTAGTGCTCTAGGCGCTATGGAACTACGTGCTAGTGGCGCTACTGGTGGTACAGCTACTGCTGGCTTCACATCAGCAACAGTTATGGAACTAATTCGCAACGTTAAGCAAAACTGGAAACGTGCTCGTCTACCAGGCGCACCTGTTGTTGTTCTAGATGGTGACTACTCTTATGCTCGTCTACTCGGCGAACTAACCGGTGGCGCTGTTAACAACAACCTATCTGACATGGGTAACGAATTGCTATCTACTGGCGCTATTCAAAACATCTACGGTGTTACCGTCATGTTCACAACATTCCTACCAACTGCTTCACGTGCTGTTGCTGGTGGTGCTGCTGAAAACGTTCTAGTTGGTGCTTACTTCGATCAATCTGCTATCTACACTGTTCTAAAGAACGGTCTAGAGATCAAGATGGGTGAGAAGCCAGGTGGTCTACAACAATGGCTAACAGGCGTTGCTTACTTCGGTAGTGGCGTTGGTGATGGTCGTCGTGGTGGTGCTATTAATATTGAGTTGGTTGCGTAAGGATTGACACCAATCGTCTAATCTGATATAATGACTACTATGAATACTTGTTACGTTTATAAATGGACACACTTACCAACTATGAAATGGTATGTAGGTTCAAAAACTGCCAAGAATAGCCACCCAAACGATGGTTATATTTGTAGTAGTCGTTTAGTCAAACCGCTTATCTTAGCTAATCAACAAGATTGGTTAAGAGAAGTCGTTGATGTAGGCACAGCAGATGAGATGTATGCTCTGGAAACAGAAATCTTACAACTATTTGATGCTAAGAATGACTCACGTTCATTTAATGCTCACAACAATGATGGTCTTCCTAGAAACAAACACTTAGCTGGAAAGCCAAGTAATGCTAAGGGAGCAAAGTGGAGCGACGAAGCCAAAGCCAAAAAAGCAGAACAAAATCGTGGTGTAAATAACCCTAGATATGGTGCTGTTATATCAACTGAGCAAAAAGAAAAGCAATCTAAATCAATGACTGGAAAGCCTAGTCATTGGAAAGGTAAAAGCAATCCTCAAGCCGCCAAAAATGGCAAGAAGAGCGCCGCTAAACTATCAGCTACAGTCACTGGCAGAAAAATGGCAACCAGAGAAGACGGCACTCGTTATTGGATTTATCCACAACGAGAGTCAACCAACACAACTCAATAAAGTTAAATCGTATGAACAAGGAAACAAAATGAGTGTAGCATATACAAGAGTATCAACAGCAAGCGTAGACGACATTATCTTTTATGATCCTGCCGCCGAGCGCCGAGCTGACTCGCTCGATGTAAACTGGGACACTTATTTCCAAATTGCGTCACAAGAAATTCTCTATAACTTAGAGTTTGGCTGGTGGCCAAAGTATGTTCAAAATACTCTTGGTGCGTGGTATCACAAAACTGACAGCACAGGTCGACTTGTCACTGCTTTTGACACTGGCAAGTTGATGAAAGATAGTCAAATTCTCAAGCGTCTTGAAACATTCAAAGCCCTAGAGATTTTCTACCAAGCATTGGTAACAGATATTTCCAATATCAACGAAGTTGATGAGAGAAATTACAAACATGCTAAGGAGAGATTCCTAGAAGAATGGGACAAGGCAGCGCAACTATCTAACTTCTACGATCTTCGTAAAGACGGAGTGATCGACAAGTTAGAAGAAAATCGCAATGCTGATGTTGACTACTTTATGGGCGACAGGAGATACTTCTGATGGCACGACCATTAGTTACAAGTGCTGACGTTACAGCGTGGCTTAAAGCTAAGAAAACTGGCTTTGAAGTCTTTGACGATTTCCCAACTGACATGAAGAATGTCCGTCATGGAATTTATGTTAATGACCCAGCTGTTGGAGCAAGAACTCTTCATAAGATTGCGGCTCAAAACGGTAACAACTTGTATTACACGGTTGATGCTATGAGAATCATCTTGGTTACATTCCAAGGTGACAACAAACGTGATCTGGCAGTTGATGCTATCACTGGTATTGTCTTAGACGATGAGTTCTTGGATGGATATCATGAGCGAGACTATCAAATGACACAAGCATATTTGAACAGAGCGGAATACCGCACATACGATTTCGAACTAACTAGACTAGAAATTCAATAATAGCCACTAACAAGGAGAACATTCATGGCAAAAATTACTACTAACACAGCAGGCACACAACCATCATTGTGGATTACTACAACATTCACAAATGATGCGCCTGACTTTACAGACGATGCTGGTATCCTAGCTGTTACTTGTTTACAAGACATCACCATTACTAACTCTACTGGTGTTTACTCTTACACAAGTTTCTGCGATACTTCAACTCGTAAACTAACTACACCTGCTGATAACAGTTTGTCAACCAACATCGTTGTTGATGACGCTGTATTCTTCGGTGACGCTACTAAGACTGCTGCTAGTGCCGCTCTAATCGGTCTAAGCAAGCTAAGTAACGATGGCACAAAGATTGGCTTCCGTGTATACTGGAATGACAACACTGGTGCTACTGCTACTTCTAAGTATCGCCAAGGTCAAGGTTTCATTACCAACCTAGCTCCAACAGTTGGTGTTGACGCACCAGTATGGGTTTCACCAGTTGAAATCGCTGTTGACGGTGGTTACACTGACGGCGTAGGCGCAATCTAATCTCAATAGGGATGGGAAGTAGGGGCTAGTCTTAGGCTAAGCCCCTTTTTTAGTAAGTGAATAAATATTATGAACAAAGATAGTAAACACTGGTTAGAAGATGAGAGTGAAATCATTCAAAGTCTTATAGCCGATGAAGCAAAAGCCAAGGCAATGCTTGTTGATATGGAAAATACTCTACGTCAACTAAAAGCAAAAAGCTCTTTCAGATTAGCCTTGCTAAACTCACTGAGAGAACAACAATTTAAATCAAAGGATGAATAAATGAGCTTAGTTAAATCAAAAAAAGAAGTAGTAAAAATCGAACTCACCGATAAAGATGTTATCGAGTCGTGTGGAGTTACGCATTTCTACATGACAAAATACCCATCTCTAGCACTTTACACGCAATTTTTGGATGCTGGCATGAAAAATGATCCAGAAAAGATTGATGGTATTGCTAGAGAGTTATTACGAGATGAGAATGGCGAGAAATTGCTTAAAGAAGAAGATGATGTGATTGACCACGAGATTTATGAGCACATCTTAGTTCTAGTGACGCAATATCTTTTAAAGCTAAAGACCAAGAAGTTGACCCAGACAAGCCAAGCGGGGACATCCAACTAATGTTATTATACGCAAGTTTAGGAGAAAAGTATGGAATGCTACCTAGTCAGGTGGCAGAGTCTGCCAATCTCTTAGACTTGATGTGTTATGATGTTATGTCTTCTTGGTCAAGATATCACTCGTTGGATGATAAAGGAAAGATGGAGTATAAGGCAAAATCATTGTCTCAAGAGCAACTATCTGACCTACTTAATAGAACAAAAAGAAAATAATATGACTGTAACAGTAGATACAAGTGGATTATCCAGAAAAATACTAAAATCTCAACTTGCTATGCGTCAGGCAAAGCAGGATACCTTAGATTTTGCTCGTAGCATCACACCAATCAAAACTGGTTATGCTCGTGCTAACACAGATTTAGTTGGAGATAAGATTGTATCTCACTATTCTTATGCTGAGGATATTATGTTACATGGTAAAAGTGATCAGTTGCCAGCGAATACCTATATTCCTAGAGTAAAGGCATTTTTTGCTAAAGCTATTGAGCGTAACTTAAAGAATAGAGGTGTATAATGGCAGATATTGACGTAAGCGCTAATCTTGATAGTAGTGGCTTTGATCGAGGCGTAGATAATATTCAAGCCAGTGCGTTAAAAGCATCAAAAGCACTCAAGGATTTTAAACAAGCAAACGACGATGCGGCCGAGTCGCAGGGTAAAGTTGCCCGTGCCGCTAGTGCCGCCACTCAACAAGTTAACGACTTTATTACTCAAATTATTGGTGGGCAAAACCCACTAATCGCGGCATTCCAACAGGGCCAGCAATTACAGGGTATGTTTGGCTCATTGAGTGCTGGTATTAACGAAATAAACAGCGTTCTTAAAAACTTTACTAGTATTACTGCCACTATTCAGTATTTGTCACCGGCAGTTAGCGCTCTTGCTAGTGTATTTGGAACCTTAGTAAGTGTTATTTTTAGCACTACCGGAGCGGTTATCGCTATTGTAGCTGCCATTGGATACTTGGCATATAAAGTATATGATGGCATTAAGGCGTTCGACAATCTTAACACATCATTGATTCTAACTGGTCAGTCTGCTATAAAAACAAAAGCTGAATATGAAAATCTGACAGATAGTCTAACAAAATGGATGGGAATGTCTGATAATGGCAGAACTGTTTTTGATCAAATGGTTAGTGGAGGTGTTCTTGCTACTAGTATGCTTCGTGAACAAGCTAAAGCTATTAAGTTATTAGCTGATACTGAAGAGCAAGAAAAGGCTATTGCTGAGAATAGAATTAAAGCAAATCAGGATGCTGTTGGTTTCTTGAACTCAGTAGGTAAAGCAACTGGCTATGTTACTGCTGAAACAGTAAAAAATGTATCTGAACTTCAGAAACAAGGTAAGTTCATTGAAGCTGGCGCAATGGCGTTTAATGCTTATGAGTTGTCATTACTACAATCTAAAAAAGCATTGTTAGAGCATCAAGTTGCTCAAGAGAAGGCATTTAGACGCCTTGATGTAATTGATTTTAGTAGTTCGTCTAGAGATGAGCTTAAAAAAGTAGAAGCGGCCATCAAAGACTTAGAAAAAAGCACAGATAGTTTATCTGATAAAGAAAGAGCAGCAATAGCCCAACGCAATGCTGCCATTCAATCTTTATTTGCTTATAAGAATGCTATTCTAGAAACTACTACTGCTATTCAAACTAGACAACTTGGGGTAGAAGCATCTATTGCTGTTGCTGCCTCTAAGGGTGATGAAGTTGCTAGATCAAAACTACAAACACAAAAGAATATCTTAGATATCGAGAAGCAGATTGCTGAAGTGAAGGGCAGAACTGATGGCAACGTTGCTGGCAATCAGATGGAACTTGACTTCTTAGAAAATAAGAAGCGAATGGTTCAATCAGTTGGTGACTTGGAAGCGTCAGTGGCTGCTAGAAATCTATCAGTTCAGTTCTTGGCAATGAGACAGCAAACTAATGCTCTTGGCTTCCAACTAAAAATGGCAGAGGATTTGAAACGAGTTCAGATCGAAACTATGGGCGCTGATAAGTCATATGCTGACGAAAAATTACAGCGAACAAAACTAGAAGTAGATTACCTAATGCGAATGGCTGAACTGGACAACAAGATTCAGCAGGAAAAAGCAAAAGGAACTATTGCTAGTGCTGAGCAGGCAAAGCAATATGAAAAGCAACAAGAAATTCTAAAAGCAAATCATCAAGAAACAAGAAAATTGTTAACTGCTGAACTAGAACGTGCCAGAATATTAGAGCATGAATCAATTCTAATGCGCTCTCACACTGAAGCATGGAAAAATCTTGGCGGCGCTGTATTTGAGGGCGCAAAGTTAGATTTACTATCTAAAGCACAAACTCAAAGTATTGGCTATGCTATGAGGGCGGTAGATATTCAGAAACAATTCACGGATGAAGTTTCTACTGGTGCTGCTAGATTACAGAGTTTAGCTAAGATTAATGGTGGTGATTCTGGTTACAATGAAGTCGGTAGTTTATTAAGTAAGTTAATTGAAGCAAGAGCAGAGATGGCTGCGCTAGATACTTCAACACAAGATGGCATACAAAAATCAATAATTAAGTTAGATGAAGTTGAAAAGATTCAAAATAGAATTGCCGTCATCATTGGTGAGAAAAATAAAGTAGAAGTAGATGGTATCTTACTATCTATGAGTTTAGAAGCCGAAAAAGCCAAGAAGAAAATCGAGTATCTATCTAAAGAGCAAGATGCCATCAAAGCTCGTAATGCCTCTGCCGCCGAAGGTGCTAAGTCAGCATTTGATACTATTACAAACTCAATCACTCCATTCA